CTTGGCTTTTATACAAAACCGTTTTTACATGAAAAAGGTATAGGCTGGACAAATGCTAATGATATGTATCTGAATGCCTGGAAGTCTGTTTTATCAGGCGAGTTAAAAACTTTGCCGGAGTCAATAGCCCAACAATTCGCCAATAGAGGAGATATAATCTTTTTATTGTCACATTCTTTGGTTGGAGGTTCCGGTCATGTGGCTGTTATTGCTCCGACCGATGAAGTGTACCACATGGACAAAGGCTGTAAAATTATACAGGCAGGAGAAAAGAACGGTGAGTTTTATAGAGCTGATATATTTAATATTTCGACCTTAACACCGCCATTAATTGTTAGGCTCAGGAGGGCAGCATGAGAAGTATGTTTTTTGATAACAAAGGAAAAGTTTCTTTAATGAGGCTTGGGGTTTTTGTGGTTTTGTGTTTGGGATGTATTGTTGTTTTATCCGGTCTTATTGGCTGGTTATTTTTAAATAAAGCTGACGCTCTTGCTATGACTGGATTAGGTGCTACAAGCTTTTTGTCATTATTCGCAAAGAGCTTCCAAAGTTTTGCAGAAAGAGGGAAAAATGAATGATATCAAAACAATTCTTATTATTGTGTTTGCTGTTGCTTTTGTTGTGTTTTTGGTGTTATGGCTTGGAGAAATCAGAAATAAAGGAAAGCTTCTCAAATCAATTTCAGAAATTGAAAATACAAATAAGCAACTTAAAGATGACAATAGAGAACTATCAAAAACTAATAGCGGATTTGAATCAAGAATTAAACAGCTTGAAAGCGAGCGACAAGAAGCTTATAGAGGATTTGAACAAACAATTAGTAAACTACAGAGCAATAGAGAAAAAGCTTCAAGCGAAATTGATGATATTATCAACACAGTTAACGGACTTGAAAAAGCAATCCTCAAGTTTTTGGATATGGTTGATTAGTGGTTTACTGGCCGGTTTTGTTATTGGGCAGTTTGTTCACAAGCTCTAAATTTAATCTCTGTCATTTTATTAAATCCTTTATTTCTTCCCAGGTTTTTCCTGTTGCTTTTTCTATTAAATTTAAAACTGGCTTTGTATTTTTTAAAAAATCTTCTCTTGATAAGCCGTAAGCTTCTTCAACATCCATAACAAATTCAATCAAAGCTTCAAGCATTTCTGGGGCAGCTGCTATTAGTTTTGTGTCTTTTCTATTAGCTATGCTACAAGCTACAAGGTTCTTGCCTGCATTTATATCATCATACTCGTCAAAGTCAGGAACCCATGGTCCAGGTGTTATTCCTAATTTTTCAATCATTCAAAATCCCCTTTATAAATAATTTTCTCTGCTAACAAGTCCCATTTTCCTGTTAATACATTGTGTTCTTCCACTGTCACAATTATGTGATCAGAGGCAATAAAAGTTTTCGTTACTATCATTATTTTCTCCTTTTCCAATTAACACAACCAAAGTCTTTCCCTACATAAATAGGCCCATCGTGACCACAAAGAATAGCAAATTGATTGCTGTTCATTTCATTTTCTTGTGACGTTGCTTTGTCACAAAACCCATTAAATCCGTTTCTTTCTTCGTTAGGTTCAAAGTATTTACAGGTTTCACATATTTTTTTCACTATTCTCTCCTTTTCAAAAACATACTTACCGCTATTGCAAGCGGAGCGATTACATCAATAAAAATAGCTGGTAATATTGAAACCATGAAGGAAACCTTATCAGGATTAAATCCAAAGGCTTTACCAAACCATTGATAAAAATCATGCTTCGGTGCTGTGGCCATTCCTTTGTTTAAAAAATCTTTTCTCTCTTGCTGCAAGGCTTTTAATTCATTTGTCTTTTTAGTCAAGAGTATTTCGGCATCTTTTAATTTATTTCTTGCATCATAAAAATGCCAGTTCCTATCTTCTTTTTCAGACAGAGTGTTGAAGCTTTTCCGGAATGATGCAAGGCTTTTTTCTGCCTCTTCAATTTCTTTTTTAAGTGTTTCCTCTTGCTCCCCTATAAGTTCCCAGGTCATCGACTCGGCAACTGTATTACCTTCTGAAAGATTCAAGGCCCTTGCATTATATTGACCTATAACAGTAGAGACCATCGAAAACAAAAACACAACAAGCCAAGCCCCAGCGAATAAAGCAATTAAAGATCTTTGATTTCCGTTATTGTAAAATATAATCATAACATCAATACAAAAAACAGAAAATAAAACCATGATAGCCGACAGCATAACAGCTAAAATCGGGTGTAAATATTCCAGTAGGAAAGTAGCTGTATAATACACACTCATTATTGAAGCACCTCCACCAATAACAGCCATTAAGATTTTTATGATTTTTAAAGTGATGTCTTTGTCTGCTTTTATTGGTGCGGTTTTATCATGGGCCTCAGCATTTTGGATATACTCCGAGCCATCAGGTTTTTTTATAATGACCTTTTGTTCTCTGAGTCTTTCTATTATTTCCTTAGCTGTTTTTACAGATATGTTTAATTGTGTTGAAACATATTTGTAAGAGGGAATTAATTTATATTTTATGAAGTATCTCTTAATCAGGTTTACCGCTTTTGTCATGCGTGTCTTTTTACAAAATTAAATTTAATCCTAATATCGGCTTTCCCTCTTTTTCTGAGGTCATAAAATGTAGTTTTTAGGCTGCCGAGTGACACAATCCCTGTATTTTCAAACACATCATTAATGTGGTATTCAATACCTGGTGAGTGAAAAAGTCCTAAAAGCTTGTGAATCTTTGGTATCATCTATTTCTCCTGAATTAAAGATATCTTCTTAAAGTATAATACTTATTTACTTTTTAGTCAAGTATGTTTGTTATCAAAATATTTTCAACATTAAGAATATCTCTTATCTCATTCTCTATCTTTTTTAAATATGAAAAGTTGCTTTTCTTTTTAATATCTATTTTAGCTAAAATCCTGCCTATGCCATGTTCTCCTTTTTTCCCTTGTAAATCATAAACTATCGAAACATATTTTTTATACATCTTTCAACTCTCCCCAATTTTCTCCCCTTTCAAGTTCAAACTTGAGGGGCACTTTAAATTTTACGCAGTTCTCTGCAATATACTTTAATTCTTTTTCAGCTTCATATCCTGCCTTGGTTTTTGGCACTGAGTAGTCAAGCTCATCATGTACTGTCAAATGAGGCACTAACACATCAAAAACCCCGGCTTCATACGCATCAACCATGGTTTTTTTGAGCTGATCAGCAGCCGAACCTTGAAACAAGCTATTTGGTGCTTTATAACACCAATTTTTGTCTGGAAATCTTCTGCGCCTTTTTAATATGGTTTTGATATATCCCCTTGATGATGCGACTCTTTGAATCTGTGAAGTAGTCGCCCTCATGTAAGGTAATTTTTCATGGTAGCCATTTATGACTGCTTTTCCTTCTTCTTCTGTTAACTTTAGACTTTTACAGAGTTTTCCAAGGCCCATACCATATAGAAGTCCAAGGGTAATTGTCTTTGTTGGGTCACGTTCGATACCTGAGACACTCGATAGCATCGAATAACAATCAAGATCAGGATTTTTGATCAAGGCTTCTCTGATATCATCCGATCCCGGCCCGCTGGCATAATGAAAAAACAACCGCATTTCTATTTGTGCCTGATCACCTTTCCCAAAGTAATGATCTTCTTCAGGTAAAAATACGCTCCTTATTTCTTTTCCAAACTTTCGGCCATCTTTAAAAACTTTTTTAGCATTACACTGTTGCTGTAGGTTAGGTGTTTTACAGGAAAACCGCCCTGACACTGTGCCACCATCTTCAGTAAGAAAACTTTTAAAGTTTGGATGTATCCGACCATTAACTATATGATGATCTAAAGTACTGGTAAACTTTGAGGAAATGTCCCTATACTTTGCAATATAGCGGAGTAAGTTAGCAAGTTCATGGTCACAGGAATCCAGGAAAGCAGCATTAAAACATGGATTAGGGTCTTTCCCTGCCGCTATCATTTTTTCCGTAGGGGGGTTATATCCGTATGGATAGCCTAACTTATCAAAGGCTTTTTGTACGTCAATCCTTGATCTCACATTACAATCAAAACCCACAAGTTTATTAAGTTTTTCTTGATGTTCTGTTAAAATCTTGGTATATAAATCATCTAAGTCATAAAGCTTCTTTCTATCAATCCTTATCCCTACTTTTCGCATTTTCAAAAGCAAAGGAAAAAGCCTCATCTCAAGATCAAATAGATCAATTAAGTCCTGTTCTCTCAAAATTGGTAACTGCTTATTGAAAACGTTTAAATTAAGTTCAGCATCAATCTTCGCATACTTACCCACTAAGGCCGGGGGCATTTTCCAAAGGTGCTTTCTTGGGTCACCCTTCAGTCCGTTTCTATCACAAAACTCCTGTATTTCATCTTTCTTTTTTCCGATGCCTAAATACTTATGCCCCATAAAATCAAGGGAATATTTCTTTTGATTTTCATCTATCAATTGTTCGGCTACTTGAATATCGAGGGCCTTGTGTATTAAAACATCTTGGTACTGCAAAAAGTCCATGTCATAAAGAAAGTTTGCGCCGATGAAAGTTTTATCAGTGAGACTTTTTAACCAAGTGAAAAGATTTTCCGATGGTTCAAAATACCATGAGCCTTTTTCTACTGCAATAGCAACACCCAATATTTTACCGTCACGGCGGGGGCCGGGGCCAAGCTTTTTTAGCTCGGTATCCTTTGTTTCAATATCAAGGCTGATTATTTTTTCTTGGCTGAGGTTTGGGAATGTCATTTCATTTCCTCATGGGTGTTTCCTATTACTTTTGAAAAAGCAAAACCCCTAAAGGGTAGTACAAGTATTCCAGAAGTCAAAGACCTCCCAACCCATGCACCATTTTCTTTTACAACAACATATTTATGTTTTGACAAGCCAGATTCTAAAATGTCATTTTTATAGATTTCTGTATTTGTCTTGTCATTTGCTTCGGTGTATTGTTCAAGTATAAAACGTTCTTTATCATAATCTATAGTTAAGTTATCAATAAAATCAAAATATCCAGATTCTTCTTGGTATACCCATTCATTTAGAAATGTATCCCATGCTCTAAATTTTATTTCATTCATTCATTTCACCAACTCCCCTTTTAAGTAACAAAACAATTCCTCTTTGTTTGTGAAAAAATTACTATTCATAAACCAGTCTGTTGATAGCTCTTTGTATTTAAGCCCGGCCATTATTGCCTTAACCATTTTTCTATTGAGTTTTAAAACTTCAAAGCCTCTATTCATTTTGATCAACACATAGATTCGCCATTCATGAGATTTTAAAAAAGCATAGTAATATGGAAGCTGCAAAGGCCGCCCGGTAAATAATGATTTTATCATAAAATCTTGTTTGTGTTCTGAAATCTTTATTTCAATATAAAGGTAGTTGTTTGGATGCAATAGAAGTAAGTCAGGCTTGCCATCTGGGTTCATCAGGTTTGACAGTTCAATCGACTGAAGGTCTAAGCGTTCAGCTTCTTTAACAAATCTTTTTTGAAAATTCTTTTCTTTTTTCATGTTTATCTCCTATCAATATTTTTTGTATTTTAAATTGCACCAGTGACATCTACCATCAGCATCAACCTGTACATCATGAACAGGATTTTCACAGTTTTGTAGTCGCACCCATTCATTAAACTCCATCTCAAAAGAAGCAAGACAATCCTTTTCATGTTTTCCATCATACCAACTAACAAAGTTAATCATGTCATCTTTATCAAAAATTATTTTCATGCTTATCTCCTTTACAATACCTTAATATATCTTTACTAAAAAGTCAAGTTATTTCTAAGTATTTAAAATCTTCTTCTTCAAAAACAATTTTATAGTGTTTAAAATTTAACTCTATTCTATCTTGAAACTTATATCCAAAAAAAGAAGTGTTATTTCCAAGAAAGGAAACTAAAAATTTATTTGGGAAATCACTTGTCAATTTTACTCTTACTTCTTTCATTTTATACTCCTCTATAATATTTTTCAGTTTCAGGCGTTAAAATAAAAAGCCTTTTCTTTGCCCTTGTTACTGCAACATAAAACACTTTGTGTTCTTCATCCTTTTCTATATTTTCAAAAACCTTTGATGAGACATCCAAGGCTACTATCACATTGTCGGCCTCACGGCCCTTTGATTTGTGTATGGTTGTGATTTCAATTTGTATTTTCTTTGGATCAATAGAGAAACCATTCCTTAAAACATCCCGGTAGTAAATAGCTTTTTCAGTTTCCATGAAATCAAAAGCTTCAAACCAAGTTTTCTCTTTATCAAAATTATCGGTGTAGTCTTTGAAATATTCCTTGTCAAAATCACCGCCGCTTTTTCTGAGTCGCTCCCATGCAAAAATTGCTTTGACATCTTTTAAGTCAATAGAGGCTTTACCGTCGACAATAAAAGGATAGCCTTCTTCTTTTAAAATCTTGGCATATTGCCTACACAAAAAATGATTTCTTGCTAAGATAAAATAACTTTCGTTAGATGTAAAACCAAAGGTGTCAAGCCTATGGATTTTGGAAACTTCACCGCCTTCTGCTATAGGCTGGAAGTCCCTTGCAAGCTTTGTTTTAATTTTGGAATATATTTTTTTACTGGTTTCAAGGATATTGCTTTTTAATCTGTATGATTTTTCAAGTGTTACGATTTTATCGCACGGGTAATCAATAAATTTTTTGATATCAACCCCGGCCCAGTGATAAAGACACTGGCAATCATCCCCTACAATATATTTATCAGGAATGTTTGCGAATACTTGATTGAAAACTTCCCACTGTAAAACTGTCAAGTCCTGTGCTTCATCGAGAAAAACAGCTTCTATGTCTTCAGGAGCCTTGATGTTTTGTTCTATTGCCTGCGTGAGAATATCATTAAAATCAATTACACTATGATATTTTTTAAAATTGTCATAACAGTTTGTCACGTAAAGAACATCTTTTAAGCTGACATCATAAACACCATCTTTGTAAACTTCCTGGATAGGCATCATCAAGTTTTTACTTAACTGGTAAAGGTACATCGGGATAGATCTTTTTTCTTGGTAGTTTTCCTCATCAAAATAAAATGACATTTCATAGCCTATGTCACCCATTTTTTCTTTGAATTGAGTCATAAGCTTAAAATCTCTCATGTCAGACATTCTTAAACCTAACAGTTTAAAACAAAAACTGTGAAGCGTCCTGCAATAATCTTTTGATTTTTGAACACGGTCTGAAAATTCCTGAGCCGCTGCCTTTGTGAATGACAGCCCGGCAATAGTTTTGTATTTTTCTGCAAGCTGTACAAGGGTGTAGGTTTTCCCTGTTCCAGGTGGGCCGATGATTTTAGTTATCATTTAGCGCCTCATCAAGCAAAGACCATATCTTATCAGCCCTATTTGAAAGAGCTTCAATATTTTCACCTCCTGATCTAATTTTGTCCTCTAAAGTTAGAGCTTCACATCTTATAGGCTCAATATATCTTTTTAGGTTTTCAAATTTGCTTTCTTCTTTTTTTAAATATTCGTCCAACAAATCAATAGTTTCTTGATTCGCTTTTCTGCCTTGGCTTATTAGCCATAATTCAGCTTTTGTCATTTTGAAGCTCTTTTGTTTTCTTTATAAATTCTCGTATATCTATTTCAATAGCCCCATTTTCAATAGCTAACTTTCTTTTAGTTTTGCAGATATCATAATGAGGTATTTTTTTATTTTGAAACCACTTTCTTTTTATTCCTATTAAATCAGCCATTTTATGAAGCTCTTTTATATCATCTGCTATCATATGACACATAATCATATTTTTAAATTGCCATATTGATTGATCAACGTATACAGACATTATTCAATCCTTTCATAAATGCGATTTAATACTTTAAACTGTTTCCATGTTAGAGGCTTATCTTTATTAAGCCATATTTCAAATGAGTCCATTATCTCAGTTTCAAAATCATTCACACTAAGCCTAAAATTATCAATCTCTTCTTTACATACTGAAAGCATTTTTTTATGTTTTTCAAGTAGCCAGATTTCAGTTTTTGTCATTTTGAAGCTCCTTTAATCTTTGTCTTGTTTTTTTAAGTTCTTTTATTGCTTCAATTAACCAAGCTGCAAACATTCCTAAAAAGAAGCTTAAAAAGCTAAGTAATATTACTGCTAATATTTCTTTCATCTTAATCATCTCCTTTTATTGCTCTGGTTGCGTTAATCTAACATCAAGACGTGATTCTTTATATGGAAAACGCTTCTTATACCAAGCTTCGATGTCTTCTATTGTTGCTGTTTTATCAAACAGCTTTTCTTCATAATAAACTTTAAAAGTATCCTCTGTTATTTGATGTGATGTTCTCACCTTTACTAAATATTTTTTATTCATTTAATCCTCCAAACCAAACATATGTCTCCATCCTTCTGTGCCAAAGAAATCATCACAATCTAATTCATCTAATTGGTCAATAATTTCTTTCAGTAGTTCTTTTGCTGCTTTGTCTGTTAATTTGTCAACATCTTCTTTTCTTATTACCATTTCAATAACCTCCTTCCTCTGCCCATTCAGGCACTTTTCGTTTTTCTTCGTGTTGCTCCTGCTCTTTATATGTTGGTACATACCAAAGGCGAGTTGATTTACCTTTTATTGCCTGGTAATCGCCATCACCCCCGATGCCTCTTATCAGCGGATAAATGTCATTATTTTTATAGTTGTATCTTACCCGGTTTTTTAGGTAGCGGACTAAGGCCTCAATTCTAAAATAATTTCTGCCGTTTTCAATATGCACTTTGTCATCGGTTACATCGTCCCTTGATCTTGTATTGCACCGCTTAAGACAAAATTCTTTCAAGCAACTATAAAAATCTGAATGCTGCCCCGCATCTTCAGGAGCCTCTATTATCACCAGATTAGCGGGGTCACATTTCTCCGCTAAGATGGCCTCCCAGTCATTAACTTTTATTCTTGCTATTAGTTTGTTAGTTGTTTCTAAAACCTTCATTCTGAAAGCGTTAAAGTTTAGAAGTTTTTCAGTAGAAAGTTGTATTTCCTGCCCATCAACCACCATCACCCAAACCGGGGGATCAGTAGTGATTTTTTTCAACTCTCCTAAAATTTTTTCTACTGAGGAAGCAGAGCCTATGCCATATTTTCTTGTGAGGCAAACATCCCGTTGGCATACGTCTTTTAATTTTCCGCAGGTGAAAAAAACATCTTTGTTTTGTACCTGGCTTATGACAGATTGCTCAAGCTCTTTATCTGGTAAAGGCTCATCAAGTGAATAGTTTAGTTTATAAAGCTTTTTTATCCAGTCGTTAGGGTATTTTTGTTTTAAAAATATTGCTGTGTTTAATAGTGAAACATCCCGGCTGCCTTCCATTATTCCTTGAGCGTGCATTTTTTGAACACACGGAGGGGCCTCAGATAAAACAAAATGTTTTAAAACTTCGTTAAAGTCAATTATAATATTTTTTTGAATGTGTGCAATAAAAGATGTGTAGTCTAAAACATTACCATCATAAATAGCGTATCTGTTTGTATCATACTTATTGAAATAAGGAAGATTAATACAGTTAGGCTCACCCTCTGCTGGTGACTTTTCCTGTGCTGGAAACCATTCATAGTCTATAAAGCCAAATAAAAGAGCTACTTGTTTTAAAAATAAAATAACATCTTTAGCTTTTTTATTTCTTTTAAAGAAAAAATAAATATGCAAACCGCCTGACTTTGTACGGCAAAAAACAGCGGGCAAATGTTTATATTTCCTTGAAAACTCTTCGACATTATAAGGATAAATATCAACATCTATTGCCGCCCATTTGCATGAATTAGATAGCAACAAAGGAGAGACACCCAGCCCCACTTTACCAGAAAAATGGTTCTCCCAATCCTCAAGGGTAATGTCACGCCTTGGCCTTGGGTGATAAGTTTTAGCTTTTACTTTGCCTCTTTCATCTGTTTCTCCTGTTAGATGAGTTAGAATCATATTGTCCGATCTTGTGACAAAAAACTTTTGCATTTATTCTACCTTTTCAAAAAATTTTATTCAAATAGTAATTTTTTAAACTCGTCAAGGTGTGTCATGGCATCAATAAGAGTGTTTTCCAATAAGCTCCTATGCGTTTCTAATACCTGTCTTAACTCTTTTTTTGTTTTTGCCTTTTTTATTAAATCGGTATAAGGAATATCTCCACCATAAAAATCACGCCATTCAAGCATTTTTTGTTTTATGTTCTTTATAGTCACGTTTTTACCTCCTTTCAAAAAAGCCCGGATTGCTCCGGGCCTGAGTTTTAATATTCTGTTGCTTCCTCTTTGCTGAAAGTCTCATCGGTTTTGTAGTTAATGGATTTATTTTCATTGATCCATTTTGCTACAAGTTCCCGCTTTTCAATTACAAGGGGCTGTAGTTCCTTGGGTACGATACCAAGGTGTTTGATCTTTGAAGAGCCTTTTTTCCCGAGTGCATACCAGGAGCCTTTTTCATTTTCATTCATCAGTAGGCCGAGTTCCCAAACACTTGCAAACATCGGGAGTCGCTGCCCTTCAATTTTTATAGCATTCATTTTGGTGACCCATTCTCTTGACTGCGGTATAGCTGTACCGGACATAGTGAAAAGCAGAATGTCAAGGTCTGTGTAATCAGGTAGCAATACAAAATAGTTTTTTGTCTCAACAATTTTGTTGCCTTCATCTGTGACCCATGTTGAGGGGTGGGTCTTTCCTTTATCGTCAATAAAGTTTGGAAGACTGTTTTTCATTCCCTCAAAATCGCCTACAGTGTAGGAGCCTCGAAAATCACCCTGATCTTGGCCCCATTCAACATAATTCGTAAAGTAGCCTAACACAATAACCTTTAGGACTTCACCCATGTTTGTTTTAGTTGTAGTGTCGTAAAAAATACCGGGCTCAAAACCTTTGACAAAAGAGGCATGGCCTTTTTTTGCACAGTCTGTCGTGCTTTGGGCGATGCGTAAAAAGTTTGGCTTCAGGTCTTGGGAGGTTACGCCCTCAAAACCGTCATCCTGGATGCCAGCAAATCCGGCCATTAAGTTTTTGTCAAGTTTTACAATTTCATTCATTTGTTATTCCTTTGTTTTAATCTCCGCTACTTCTAAGCGGGTTATTTGTGCGATTGAATCAGGTGGTAAGAGGCTGTATTTTTTCTCCTCTTCTGTCAGTTCCTCCTTTCCTTCATTTTTCTCTGCCTGTTCAATTCGGTTTTTAATGATTCGCTCTACAGTTTTATAGTGGCAATCTTCCTTGATTTCGTAAGAATAGCCTTCAGACTGTAAATAATTTTCAAGATTTTTATCAAACTCACCTTTGGAAAAAATCAATGTGTTTTTGACATCATCCTCATTTCCTACAGATTTTAACCACTTAAAAAGATTTTCTTTATCCAGGGTTTTTACACTGATAACAGGCTTTATTTTTACCTGTGTTTCATCTTCTGTGGTGTAGGATGTAACGCCGAGTTCACGCATAACATCCGGTAAATCGATTGCTTCAATTGCAAGTTTCTTTTTGTTATAATGCTTATAAAGATCCTCAAGCATTTTTAATGGCGGGTATGTGTGATATAGAGACTCCATAAACTCTATGGCCATTTCAAAAGCTTGGTGCTGTGTAAAGTCAACTTTACTTGCACGTGTCAAGGCTTCATATTCTTTGACAAGCCGCTGCATTTTGATCTTTACATCTTCGCTTGTAATCTCGGCCCCTTGATCAATAAAACCTTTTAGTTGTTCGATGTCTTCTTGTTTCATTTTCTACTCCTTTGGCTCATACTCTTCACATATTTTACCATCTTGCTTGTGAATATATTTATAAGCTCTGGTGCAGCACTCCTCTTGCTCAAAATTATATATCCTATTTTTACAAGTTCTGTCACATTTATGGGATAGATTTATAAATCTATCCCAATCTTTTTCTCTCTGCTCTGATTTTGTCATTTTCTACTCCTTCTCTGCATAATAAACCGCATCATTTGTGAAAAATCGGTGGCCTTCTTTTAATAGGGTTACGATGTCATTTATCTTTGTATCTCCAAAGTGAACACCTAACACCCTTTTTGCTTCATACTCTGTAATCTGTTTGGGTGTTTCTTCAGTGTGTTTTTGTTCATAGTATTTCATGATTTATCCTCTTTTACTTCTATGTCTTTTGCATCATCAAAAACAAGGTCAAAGCCTGGAAAAGGAATCATATACTTTCCATCTATTAAAGCACCAGTCCAAACCCTTTCTCCTAAAAAACTTTTTAATATAAAGTTTGCTGATTTCTTAAGCTTAATTTTTGCTTTTTTCATGTTTACCTCCTTATAAAACAAAATATCACATCTTGACTAATTAGTCAATCAAATTAATTTAAAAAAATCACCAATGCTCAAGTCCTGGAAAGATTCTCTCATATCATGTCTACTGTCAAGGATGTTTTGCACTCGCTCATCAATAGTACCTTTGCACACAAGGTTTTTATATAGTACTGAGCCTTTAACACCTATTCTATGGCATCGGTCTTGTGACTGAACATCAAGTTCAGGACTTAAGGTTCGACTGTAATTATATACCAAGTTACAAAATTGCAGATTCAGCCCAAAGGCTGCGCTCTGAGGGTTAGCAATAAAATATTTTATATCAGGGTTGTTTCTAAAACTGTTTATTGCTTTGTCTTTTTCTGCTTGGCTGGATTTACCATCGTACTTTACACTATTTTTTAATTCTTTATGTAAGTGATTTATCTCAGCGGTAAAGCATGACCAGATGATTATTTTACCTTCATAGTCTTCTGAATCATCTTTAATAAATGCAAGTTTTGGTGATCCCAAGAAATCCCCGGACTCCGGCATAAAACCGCCTGTGATTTGACGGAAACGAATAAATAAAGACACCTTTGCTTGAACCGTCAATATCTGGTCTTTGTACTCGGCTATTAAATCACGCTTTAAATCATGATAGATCTTTTCTTGTGTTTTTGTCATTTCAAGGTGTATATCTTGAAAAACTTTTTCAGGCAAATCAAGGCAGTCTTTCTTTTTTCGCCTAACTGTGCAGTGTGATATTTTTGAAGTCAATTCCCCTATGCGCTTAAATCCTATTACCTTGTTAAAAGTTCGTTCTTGAAACTTCTTTAATTTTGGATTATATATTTTAGGCAACTTTATTCTTTGCAACTCTGCATACTTTGACCTAAAAAGCCAAAAGTTGGGCAGACCCCAAAAACCATTTTTTAAAAATTCGTATTGAGTGTATAAATCTAAAAGTGATGTGGTTATTTCCGTACCTGTTAAAATCATTTTATACTTTGCGTTTAGTGTGTAATCAAGCACATTTTTGGTTCTTTGCGCCTTTGGGTTTTTAATCTTTGTGGATTCATCAAGGATGATAATTCTATCTTGACAATACTCCTGTAAAAATTCTTTCAAAATTTTATTTGACCGCTGGAATGTTTCTACATTAATAAAAGTGATTAGGGATGGACTTGTCAAAGGCTTTGCATTTTGCCAGTAAGAAAAATCAGGTTCAAAAAAAGTTTGCTTTAAAACCTCATCTTCCCATGTTGATATTAAAGATTTAGGTGGTATTATGATAAGGCCTTTTGCTTTTTCAAATCTGATTATCAACTCACTGGTGTTAAGTGATACCTTTGTTTTCCCGGTTCCCATTTCCATGAGCAGCGCAGCATAGCCGTATGACATCAGGCTGTGATATGAAAACTCGATGTCTTTTTGTTGGTAGTCGTAGGGGTTTAGTTTAAACATCAATACCCCGCTTTAATTTTGTTTTTCTCCTTTTTTGGTAAAGCTCTATTATTTTGTCAAACTCCTCAAAAGATATGCTTTTAAAATCTTTATCATATGACTCGATGTCCACTGTCTCATCTTCAAAATCAAAATTTATTTCTATGTCTTCTGTAATTTCTACTAAAAAATCAGAGCTATAGTCATACTTAGTTATCTTCATGTTTTTCTCCTTTATGATACATTAATACAATTGACTTATTAGTCAATCCCACTTAAGAAATAAATCTCTGTACATACTGCCAAGCTCATCTATGCCGATGAAATCAAATAAATCTATTGTGTCAATTTCTCTTTGTTGCCTAAAGATTCGTGATATCCACAATAAAAGTGGTGACAATAAAAACCACAGGAATGCAAAGGGCAGGCAGATTTGACCCAGGAAGTTAAGCGGATATTCTGAGTAGTCCCAGTTGCCCCAGCCCAATAATTTATTGATAAGTATCCCGGCCCAAAATTCAACAAACAGAATTATAAATGTTGTTATAATATACTGAACTTTTTCAGGCAGATTTTTAATTAGTGGTGTTATACGGTTAGCGATTACACCAAGGCTCCCGCCTACTATAAACATGGCAAGCAGATTCTTAAAGGTTTTGAAGCCATCAGGATTTTTTATAGTGCCCCATGCCACCTCAAAAAATAAATAAATAATACCTACCATAAAAAATACAAGTAAGCATTCCTGGAAAATGTTTATTGTGTTGTATAGTTTTTTATTCATAGTTTCTAATCTCCCATAAATCTTTTATCATTTCATTTGAGTTTTTAAGCCATTCGCCCCAATCTTGTGCATCATTTGCTTTCATCCATGGGGATAGCGTATCTTTTCCACAAGATAACCTTGTAAATTTATATAAAGGACAGCAATCACAAGATCTTTTTTTGAAATAGTTTTTACATAAAGCGCAAAATTTACCATCTGGACTTTCGCTTATTTCTTCAAGCATTTTCCAGCAATTAATATTATTATATTTTGGTTGCTTTCTCACCCATCGGCGCATCCTGAACCAATGCTTTAAGCTTTTTTCTACGTGTTTATTTTTCATCCTCTAATACTCCTTAAAAAATCTTATAGGCTTTACTTTTTCAAACTTAGTACCTCCGCAAGTACATTCTAAGTAACAATGCCATTTCTCTTCATTAAGTTCTAAAAGCTCCCTCTTTGTGGCTATTTTTCCACATCCTAAGCACCTATATTCTGAATAGTCTCTTTCTTTTCTTACTGACATTTTATTTCTCCTTTGGAAAAAGTCTGTTCATTTCTTCCTCTGTCTTATCCATATAATTTAAAGGATTTTCATCACTCCATTCCCCGATGTCAGCTTCTCTGCAGGTAACAACTTCTACATTTGCCCAGTTTGGAAACCTAATATCAAAAAGGCTTTTAGCATCTTCAACTGTTTTTACAAATTCATCAATCACCATTACTTCTAATTTATATACTTTCATTTTTCTACTCCTTTTCAAAATTAAAAATTGAAAGTCTTTGCTCAAGGGCCCTAAACTGTGAGTCAATATCCTGGGCTGAACCTTTCGGATAATAACGATGATAAACATAATCAACCCTATTTTTCCAGTAGGCAATTTCTTTTTCATACTGCGATAGAACAGTTTTTAATTCATTGACCCCGTTTAGCATGATGTTTATGCCTTCCTCAATATCATAAGATTCATAGTTTGGTTTTGCTCTTGCTGCTTCAATCTTAATGTTTGATGTGTACCAAATCATATAAATAAAGATTACAACAAGAAGAGTGAAAATCCCGGTTATAAAAAAACGTGTTTTTTTGTCAATCATCGGTATTCCTTGGATTTTCTCCTATATTTGCATTTGGGTTTATTCCAGTTCCTTTACAAAAACCACAATATTCTTTTATCCTATCTCTATTTGAAAAATTAACCCAATGCTCTCCGCTTCCTCTACATTCAGGACAACTACTATGTTTTTTCATATTCTCTTCTGTTTGATTGTCAGATATGGCATCTAATAAATTAAAATGTTGTTTTTCTTTCATCATCTTTTACCCTTCCAGTCCTTAAACCTTATTGGCTCAATTGTTGATTTCGTAGTTTTTAAAATAAAACTTTTTATAGTTAGAAATATTTTTACAAGGAAAGAGAGTTTCTGCATGATTGATTCCTCTCTTTCCTTTTGAAAAAATATTGTGTTGTTCCTGTAAAAATCGCCTTGCCCATCATAGGAGTGTTTTGATAAGTTTAAAAAATAACTCCAACAACTAAAAGAATCACAACAACTTGCAAAGCTCATTTCTTCCAGTCCTTAGCAATTATGAAAATTACACTGCCATATAACAAAGTAAAGCCTATAGCTATTTCAATAAATTGTGGTAATGTCATTCTTCGACCTCCGTAATTTCTTCAAGAAGTTTTAACAACTCTACTTTATTAGTGATATTATTTCCCCATGTCCAGATAAAAAGTATTATCAGTAGTCTCCAATCAAACCATAAAAAAGTTAGTACAATTGACGCCATTAAAAGAACCAATGCAATTAGCATTAATATTGTTTTTTGTTTCATCTTACACCTTTTTTAATTGAAAATATTATTGTGCCCAAAATTGGGTAAGCGATTATTATTACCCATGCGAGTGTTATCATGATAGAATCTCCATGTTAAAACCTGATTCAATAAACTTTAGGCCAATAGGCATATTGGCACCCCATCCAAGTCTTTGATAGATCTTTTGCAGCTCTTCATAGGTGAAATCTTTTCTAAACCAGCGATTTATTCTATTCCATGCCCATTTACATTGAGATTCACTTTTTTTAAAGTAATGACCTGCGGTGTAAAAAGATAGGCAAGAAATCAATCTATAATCAAATTCAATTGGTGTTATAGGTCTGCTCCCTTTTTCTTGGCAAAGGTCAAATACCAGCCTAAAATAAATGTTCCATTTTTTATGCAAGATAAGTTCTTCTTCTCTATGTATAAAAGAGCTTTCAAACATATCATAAACACGCTCTATTTTTTCTTGTACTGTCATTTCAAAACCTTCACTTCCCGCCTTGCAAAGTATAGTATTTCTTCGATGCGTTCGACAAATACACCATATTGATAAAAGTAATCATCGCCTTCAGAGGTGACTATGATTCCTTTGTCCCCAGGTTGAAAACGGGCTTTTTTGTCCTTAACAAGTATTTCAACACGCTTCATTTTGTTTGTCATCATTTTGATAGCCCTTTCAAGATAGCATCACCTATAATCTCGCCTATTATATCGTAGGTTTTAGGTATTTCTTTTTCGTAATCTTTTTCAAGAATTGCTTTCTTAACAAGTCCATTTATAAGGTGCTTGTGTTCTACCACTGCTTTTTTTACTTCAAGATACGCTTCTGAATCCTCTTGTCCCCAAGCATTCTTTTTTCTGAAAAGCCCGAAATTAGTTTCATCCGCTATTATCTTAGCAACTTTCTGCTTGATTTTATTTTTTTGCTCTTCTGTCAAAGCTTCATCAAGCAGCTTATAAGCTGAATTATAGGCCATGTTTGATAAAACCCTTTCTTCATGGTTTTTATCACCTCTTAATGTTTCCCTTATGTACTCAAGACATAAATCTTTTTTTTCTTCTTCACTTACATAATCATCAATGTTAATATCAATTGTCATAAATCACCTTCCCTAACAGCTTTGTTTCCTTCTCATCAATAGAGAGAATTTCTTCACCAAGGTAATTCTTGATTATTACCTTTTCACCATAGGCGCTAAACATCTGTTTGGCTTTTTCTTTTCCGAGCCTTAAGGCCCTATGTAGTGGCATCGTTATTGTCATCGTTCATAATCCTTTCAACCACCTTTTTACAGGTGTTTTTAATTATGTCATTCCAAGCTTTATCAAAAGCAGTTTTGAACATTTTTTCAAAGTCGTCGGTTTCTGTTGGGATTGGTTTGGCGTATTTGTAAGAAGCTGTACCTTCTTGAAAAAGTGTTTTTATTGGATAATAAAGTTTAGGGTATATACAATATACATTTTCAACAAAACTTTCATTTTCTGGAAAATCTGGATCATCACTCACCAGCATTTTAATTGGTGGGTCAAAAACTTGTGCTTTGTTTAAATCAATCATTTAAAGCCTTCCTGGCCCTTTGCAGCAGGGCTTTAAAATCTTCTGTTAAAAAATCTTCTGTTGGAAACATAGACAGCATATCTTTTAAAACCAATTCTGCTGTATCTGTGATTTCTTTGGCATAAAGATGAAAACAAATTTTTCCAGCATTATTTAATGACAAAATAGGAAACTCATTTTCTGGATAGATGCAGAACACCTTCCTTTTTTTAACATGCTTGAAATCTTCATAGTCACTCACCAGCATTTCCACTGGTGGGTCAAAGATTTGAGCTTTTGTTTTATCGATTGTTTTTGGCTGTGGGTGCCTTGCATATTTGAAAGCAGCATCTTTGCTTAAGGACTTAAACGGATTAATCCAAGATTCATGGTTAATCTCATCAATGTTCCAAAGCTCCCAATTTTCATTGTCGTTTGAAACTTCTAATTCAATTGGTGGATCAAAGGTTTGGTTTTTGTTCAGGTCTATCATAGCTCTTGCTCCCATCTTTCTGCTTTAGTTTTTCCGTCAAACTCCCAGTTTGAATATTCTTGACAGTGGCCGCATAATTTTGAAGCAGTGACAAAAGATGTCTTAAAGTGGTTTTCTTCTGTCTGTTCAGTATTGAAATTAAATGCTTCTTTGCAATTTGCACAGCTTTTAAGGCTTTCTAACATTTCTGTTATTTTATCAATCATTCTTTACTCCTTTTTATAGTGGACTGTAGCAGTCAATAAATTGACGCTCTCTCTTTGCTGGTGCATCGTAATCAAAGAACATTCGAACATCTTTTTTTAGCTCTTCGCTGTACACATCTTTTTTGCAGATGCTCCAGGCTTTCTGAAGGCTTGATTTAAACTTTGGTGTGAAATAGTTTTCTTTTGTAAGTTCTTCCCTATATAGCTCCCAGGCTTTTGTCATCACAAGGGATTTAATGTTTTTAGGTGCATGGGCTTTAAAATACGCTTTTCTTTTCTTGTTTAATTCAATCCATTCTTTTGTTATCATGTTTATCTCCTTAGCCTAATTTAATCCTATTGTCTTTTATAGTTACAACTGGGCCCCATCCCTGAAACCGACCGCAACTGTCATATTGTTTTTCTTTTTTTGTATAATCTCTTTCGTAAGTAACTTTTCCAAGATAGATAAGATTGTCGGTTTCTTTTAGATTTAATCTAACTTCATTACAGTATGTCTCTATATTGATATCTCTATCTAATATATAAGCGTAACAATGGCCTGGAATTGTTTTTTCTTCGTCATAAAAGCAAGTTGTTTTGGGATAAAACCCGTTTAATTTTGAATCTGAAAAGTGATAAAATACGTGACCTTTTCCATAGGTGTTTTTTCCTGTTTTCTCCTCTGTCCATGCCATATCTTGTCCTGAATAATCCGCATTTTCTTTAACCTTAACAAAATCACCTTTTTTCATATTCAATCTCCTTATACTGTAATATTAGCATAGCTTGACTAAAAAGTCAAGAGCAAAAGTAAAAAATATTAATTATTTTTGACATTTTTTGCAGTATCTAAGCACTGTCATTTTACCAAAAGTGTCTTTTCCACCATAAAGGTATTGGTATTTTTCACCTTTAGAGATAAGGGCCCCGCACCAGTCACAATAGTATTGTTTTCTTGCTGTTCTTTTTTCATTTCTTAATGTTATATCAGGCATCCTTTTTATCCTTTCTTTAAAAAAGCCGGGCTTATCACCAGGCCAACCATAAGAATAATAATCCATTAAGTGGATTTATTTTGAACCATCAACGATGGTTTTTTCCTTTTTAACTCCAATTATCAAAACAATAATTCCAAAAATCATCATGACTTTCAGCATCATAGCAGCCAAACTCAAAATTATAGCTATCAATTGCTTTTTCATATTCGCTTTCAAAGTTTTCCATGTTAAAGCCAGCATCTCTTAAACTGTCTTTTACCATTTGTTTCATGCTTCTCATGTTTTTCTCCTTTTATTGGCCCGGATCACTCCGGGCTTTATTTTATAATACTGCTTTGTTTTCTTCCAGCTGCTCTAATGCCTTTTCAGCTGATTTCTTTTTGTTCTCGACCCATACAACAACCTCATTCAAAAGGCCGTTTGATATGTGTTTTGCAAAAGCAAGACAAGTCTCTCTTGAGACACATCCAGAATATCTTATTTGATAAGCTTCTGCTAATTCAGAATTATACATTATATTTTCCCAAGAAAGATTGTCCACGGATTCGTAATACAAGTCTTTTGACCCCATAGTTTCAATTATCCACAAAGAATTAGAATGCTTCTTTGTTTCTTTATTGTAATCACCTGCTATTTTAGTCCATGAGATTTCTTCATTATGAGGATCGAAAACATTTGAGTAATCTTTACAAATATCAAAGATTCTATCTGCAATTTCCTCACAAGATTTCTTCAGTTTTTGAGTTACAACTGAAGTTTCAGAACCAACTCTTTCAAGTCTTTTTAAGCTATTAATAATTGAATTTGACATAATATCTCCTTGCGTTTTTAACCCGCCGGTTATTATTTTCTCACTCTGCATTTTCCCGGGCTTGTGACCGGCCATGGCTGCATTAAGATAGCCGGAGCAATCCGGCTATTTGATTATGCTATCAATTCTTCGATTCTTTTGACAGCTTCTTTTTTTGTTTTAAAATGCTCTGGCTCATATTGTTTTTCTTCATCACAAACACTCAATTCCCAACAAAATCCACCACAATAATACATTTTTGTGACATAGTAATTTTTTTCAGAGGTTTTCGTTACATAATGTCCGGCTTCTAATTTTTGCATAATAATCTCCTGCGTTTATTGGCCGCCGCCTATTTGTTAAGGTCTTAATCAACCTTACTCTCTAAACATAGCACGTCTTGACTTTTTAGTCAAGTCTTTTTTTAAAAATCCTTGACTGCATTAAGATAGCCGGATTGCTCCGGCTTTATTCTTAATTGTTTAAAATAAATGGCTCAATATCAACACTAACAAAACTATCCTTTAAATTTAAATAAGCATAGCCTTGTTTACATAATACCCTATATATCTCATTAAAACTTGGGGCTTTTTTATGATGCTCTAAATACATTGAAGCCCTTTCAGCAGCTTTCTTTTTGTTTGTGTAAATTCCAAGAGCCCCATCTTCTGAACCTCTTACCAAATAAACCATCTTTCTTTTCATTTTTATCTCCTTATCAACTCTTGATAATCTAATATTAATCTATCTTGACTAAAAAGTCAAGTCTTTTTTAAAAAAATATTGATTATTTTCAACTTTTTTCAATAAAAGAAAAACACTTGACAGATAACCGGGCTTTTGCTATAGTATGAGCATGAAGTTCTTTTTTTCGTGTTTTATCCTTAATTTTATTGAAGCCCCAATCGCTGGGGCTTTTTTTATGCTTCTGGAAAAACACGATTGTACCAGTAGGGGTGATTGGTACAATTTAGGCAGCTTCTATTTTACTATGGTAAAAGGAATTAAAAATCTATTGTATGAGTACAATAAGAGATACAATAGAAAAAAACGCTGTAATTTGTTATGGCATAAAAAATTAAAACATTTTCTTGACTAAATATTGTAGCTATTGTAGCTTTTTAGGCCTTTTTTTATTTTCTGTCAAAATCTTTGCGAATCGCAAAATATTACTACTCTGTGAAAATCTCAGTACAAAAAATATCTCTCTATCAACTCGAATACAATCGATCTGAGCAATTCCCTATATAGTACTATTTTCACCCCCTTTTTTCTTTTACAGTTCGGCAAAAAAATTTTTTGAAAAAGCTACAATAGCTACAATAAAAAATAGAGGTGAAAATAACTCTATATAGGGAAAGGAAATAATTGATTTTGGATATTGTAAAAGTATTGTATCTTATTGTAGCAGTTGGAGTAATTACTTATATTGTAAGGAAATAGAGGTACAATAAATATAACGCATTGTTAAGTGATAGAAAACCTTGATTTTTTGAGCTTTATTGAGTAGTATTTAAGGGATATTTGACTTTTGATTAAAGGAGTTTGGTTTTATCCTTTTCCAGGCTCCTTTTTTTATTGGCTTGACTTTTTACCGAATCTTCTATATAATGACAATATGTCAAAATCTATGCTTTATTATCAAAAAAAATATCGCATAACTCCTCTTGAGTATGAGTTTTTTATTAAATGCTTTTATTATACAAGGAATGGTGAAGATAAGCCAAAAGCAAAGCAGAAGGCTTATTTAGATACTCATCCAGACTTACCAAGGGATTCTAAAAACCTTTCTAACCTATCGTCAAGGCTCTACAGTGCAATTTATGATAAGTTTGGAGATAATTTTGCAGATTTTATGGAAATTGCGGGCTGTGGCCGTGATAGATTACAGGAAGAAATTGATAAAGGGCTTGAGGCTAAGTATACAAAGTTTTTTAAAGGGCGTGAGCTTGGTGAGATGCCGGATAATTCTACCAGGGCAAAAACACGAGAGCTAATGGCTAAGACCATTGGTGTACTGAAAAATCAAGTAGAGGTTACAGAAAAAAAAGAGCTTGATATTGATCTGTCTGTGTATACAGTCGAGGAGCTGGAGCAGCTTAAGGCCCTATTGGCAAAAGGACAAAATGAGGATAGCGAATCTTCCGACGATTGAGCAGATTAATGCAGAAGTAGCAAAACGCTCTTTTTTGGAGTTCATGAAATATTGCTGGCAGAATCCAAGGAAGCCGCTTATAGTAGGCAGTCATACAAGGCGGGTATGTTCAGAGCTTGATGAGGCTATAGAGCGATACAAAAATGGTGAGTCATCTTTTTTGGTGATTAATATTCCTTTTCGCCATGGTAAGTCTGATATGGTATCGAGATATTTTCCGGCTTATTTTCGGGGATTGTTTCCAAGTGAAGATGTTATATTGACGGCATATAACACAACTTTTGCGAGTGGTTTTTCGAAGCATACCCAGGACATAATGAGATCGGAGAACTACAAGCGAATTTTTTCAAATGTTATTTTACAGCCAAGGGCCAGCATTGAAAAGTGGAGGCCTAAGGACAGAGAAGGGCGAGACCATGCGGGAGATTATAACGCCGCTGGTATGTTAGCGGGGCTAACAGGGCTCGGAGGTTCTCTGCTTATTGTGGATGATCCTACAAAAAACAGAGAAGAGGCTGAAAGCTTAACCATAAGGGACAAGATTTGGAATGAGTTTACTAACTCACTTTTAACTCGGCGGGCTCCGGTATCAATAACTATTGTGTGCAATACACCGTGGCATGTAGATGACATTAACGGCAGAATAAAAAAGGCCATGGAAGAAGTTCCGGATTTTCCTAAGTTTAAGTTTGTTGTTATGCCCGCTAAAAGTGAAGAGTATTCAAGCGGTTATTTGTTCCCGGAGCGATTTTCTAAGGAATGGTACGAGGGCCAATTTGCCAGTTTGGGGAGCTATAGCGCAGCGGGGCTTTTACAGTGTAATCCTACGGTCAAAGGTGGTAAGCTTATCAAGACCGATAATGTGAAGTATTTTGAAGAGCTGCCCAAGGGTTTGCGTGTTATAAGGGCCTGGGACTTGGCGTTGTCGGAAAAAGAGACTGTCAAGGATGACCCTGATTTTACAGTTGGAATAAAAATGGCTGTGTATCAAGAGGAGCATTTTAACAGCTTTTTTATAAACACTATTTTTATACTTGATGTTAAGCGTGGACAGTGGGGCACTACCAAAAGGGATCGCATAATACTTGAAACAGCGTTAGAAGATGGGCCGGAAGTAGAGGTCTATGCAGAATATACAGGGCTTTTTAAGGATTCTTATAAGTATTTGCAAGATGTTTTGAGAGGTCATCGTACAATTGGCAAGGTACATCCTTCAAAGGATCTTGTAATTAGGGCAGCGGCCCTGGAGCCTGTTTTTGAGGCGGGCAATGTTTATTTAATCCGGGCACCTTGGAATGCTGAGTTTTTAAGGGAACTTTCCGAGTTTCCGGGATCCGGGCACGATGATCAATTAGCCAGTTTGGTGACAGGTTATGAAGCCTATACCAAGGGGAATAAGGGATTTTTTATCAAAAAAAGGATGTTGTAATGGTAAAGCGAAGGGTTGAGCAAGCAAAGTCAAGAATCATAATGCCAAAGCTGCTTGATTATTGCTCTACTTGTAAGTATAATTCTTTATGGTCTGATGGTTGTCAGATCAAAGGTATACAGACGATGCCTTGTAAAGACCATACTCCAAAAGAAGAGGTCAAAAATGACTGATATTAAACAGCTGAGCGAAAAGCTAAAACATAACTACCTAAAGCGGGCGACCTTAAAATTAAAGGGCCATAATTTTTTTAGTTCAGCCCTTCGAAAAGTAAACAAAGTAATCAGGGCCCTTGAAGAGGGAGCACATGATTATTTGAGTCAAGCTTTTATTGAACAAGCGACAAACAGAGCAGCCGATATAAATAATTATGACACTTATGAAAAACAGGTATTAGGGGCTTATGAGATGTATAACGGAACATCGACTTATGGTGCTGAACTGTTAGGCGCTATTATCGATGCACGAGTATCTTTTATTGGTGGTGAGGGTATTTCTATTTCAGCCGAAAAACCAGCAACCGAGGATTTTTTAAAGCAATTCATTAAAGACAATCGTCTTGATGGCTCAAGATTTATTGATACTATTAGAACCGGAGAGCTTGAGGGTAAAAATCTTTTGATCCTGAATAAGGACATGAAAAAAGAATCAAAAGTTAAAATAACATCTTTTCGCTGGAAAACACATAAATATGTAGTACATGCTGATGGTTATGATAAAGAAGAGATAACAAGTATTACTTATAAAAAAGATGGCATGGACGATGTTGAGCTAAAAGAAAATTATGTCTTTGTAAGGTTAGGCGGCACATGGGACAAAGTGAATGATACCCCTCCTAAGATAGCAAAGGTATTAACGGATATTGAAAACTTTTCACGTGCAAAATATGATTCTCGAAAAAGCAATCATCTTTTTGGACGCGTAACGCCATGGATGCAAACAGAATCAGACCCGGAGGCAGCACAGTTTAGGGACGCGGTACAATCAGGGCAATGGGAAATAGGGGACGGTTACGCAGGCAGCGGGATGCTTCATCTCGTGGCCCCGGATTCTGATGCAAGCAAAGTGATTTATGATGAAATGGTTACTTTACTGCGAATTATATCTACAGGGACAAGCATCCCGATTCACTGGTTAGCGCATCCCGATTTAATGAGCAACAGGGCCACCGCTGAAAATCTTATTGAAGTTGTTAAGGCTGGTACACAATTAGAGCGCAAATCCTGGGAGGAAGCTTTAGAGGTTGTTTTTCGGAAAGCCATGGATATAGCTGTTAATTCCGGTTGGGATAACGATATAATCGGGCCTTTTGAAGTCAAACTACCTTTTGTTTCACTGGCTGAAATTAAGACAATTGTTGATGCTTTGAAAAAGTCGGTTGATTCAAAATATATATCTGTTGAAACATATCAGCAAAAACTCCCAGGCATTGATCCAGACATTGAAAAAAAGAGGCTTGAAGCTCAGCGAAAAGAGGAGGCAGAGAGGGCTCCAGACTTGACAAATCAACAAACAGGTACTACAATATCAAATAATGAGGAGGACACAGAGAATGTCTGATATCATAATGCGAACAGATTCCAGCAAGCAAGGATTAGCTGATTTGATAGCTTATTTGGGAGACTGGACAGAAGATAAAATAATGGTTGAAGTAGGTTGTTTCAAAGGCGACTCAACAGTTCTTTTTGCTAAGTTCGGGAAATTTAAAGAAGTTTATGCTGTGGATCCCTATAAAAACAATATCGGGGATATCACAGATAAATGTGATATGCGTGAGGTTAGGCGATATTTTAAAAAAGCAATAAAGAAATATGAGCATGTTATACATATTGAGGAGCTATCGGCTCATGCTTCGGTGATGTTTGAAGACAACTCTATTGATTTTGTGTATATAGATGCACTACATACTGAAAAAGCTATGGGGTTAGATATTGATTTGTGGTTGCCTAAGATCAAAAAAGGTGGTTTTATTGGTGGTCATGATTACCGAAAAAGATTTGCAGGAGTCATTAAGGCCGTCAAAGAGCGGTTAGGCGAGCCTGATAAAGTGTTTAAAGACACATCTTGGATATTAAAACTATGAGGAGAATATAAAAATGGCTACATTATCAGAAGACTATAAAAGACAGGAAAATGCAAGGCAAGTTGTGACTTGGTATAATAGATTGAAAAAAGTTCCTGTTGAATATACAAGCATGTTTCAAAGCCTTAGTAAAATAAGGGACAGCTATAAGAAAAACAGCGAAGAGTATAAAGAAATTCAGGAAATGATTGATGATGCTAAATTAGAAATTCAAAGTATGATTAATAAATTTTAGGGTGTTATTGTGGCAAGTGAAGTTGAATTTTTTGTAGATTGTGATGCTCAAGGTAATGATGACGGTAGCTCATGGGCTGACGCTTACATCGACCTTGTATCCGCATATAATTTATTGGCAAAAGATTTAACTTCAAGTGATGAAATATATATTTTAACTATTCGAAACTCTGGTGGAGGTGCTTTTGATTTTGGAACCTTCGACGGATTTACAACAGACCTTACAAGAAAAGTAATTATAAGAGCTGCCGAAGGATATGAAGCTGTAAAAAATGGATGGGATGACAATCGAGCAAGGCTTGATGAAGATGATTCAACAAACAACTTCTATGATCAAAATATTGATCTTGAGGGATTACAAATTAGGTCAAATGATACCTTGAGCGGGACACACCGGCTTGCATACTTTAATAACGCTGCAGCGGGCGCATATTATCACATAGATAATTGCCGTTTTGAATCTAATGGGGGAGCAAGCGGTACTTTTTCGGCAATCTATCTTGATGATCCAGATTGTGACAGCATGATAACTAATACCATAGTTAGAAATGTGCCTTTATATGGTCTTGGAAATGACGGAGAGTGTAGAGTATATAACTCTATTTTTGTAGGGGCTAATAACACATCGGCACCATATCAGGCAGGCATAGGTGGAACTCAAACATCTGATATGATAGTGAAAAATTGCGCTGTGTTTAACAACACAAATGATTTTGATTATTACCAAGGTGTTTGGACGGTTGACTATTGTGCATCAGATGATGGTGACGGCACAAACACTGTCTCACCGTTTGGTGGAGATTGGGACAATGAATTTGTTGACTGGGCGAATGGTGATTTTACATTGTTACCGACTGGAAATCTGTACCAGGGTGGTACAGATAACCCAAGCAGTGGGTACTATTCAACAGACATGCAAGGAGACGCATATAACTCTCCATGGGATATAGGCGTTGACTCTTATACAGTAGAAATTATTACTGATTTATATAGATATGTTGATTATAATCTTTCTACTGGTGATAATGACGGCACATCTTGGACAGATGCTTTCAGAGGAACTGATGCACTTTATGATGCTATAACTAATATGGATAATCTTGCAAAGCAATGTACAACTAACAACCATAGATTGCACATAGTTATAAAAGGTCTTGGTAAAACTAACACAAACATGACAGCATCAGTTCTTGATAATACATGGTTAACAGATAACCAACGTTATGTTGAAATAAGCATTGATGCACCAGAAAAGCATTCTGGATATATCGATA